CGCAAAACTAGGAGGTTGTCTTATTCTTAGTTTGCGGATGCTATGGATCCGTTTCTGCAATCGCGCTGCAAAAGTAGCTTATATCAAAGAATGTATGTCAAAATATGAATGACAAACAATACAGCGATCTCTGCTATGATTAAAGGTCTAGGTCGGCGAAAAATCGCGGACGTAGACGGGTGGGGCGGAAAGAAACCAACCGACATTGTAGTCGGGACCGCAAGCGATAAATCGCATAGTAGCGGTGTTAGTTTTACGGAATAATTCTACCCGATGGCAACGAGTAAATACGTTGCCCTCGCTTACCGCACTCATTTGAGCGGGGTAACCGGTAAGGTTATCGTAGTATGGAGTAATCACGTCCACACCAGGAATTTGTTGTTGACTTACAACATGTTGGCCTGATAGATTGGCACTCCCACCAACGCGGGGGTTGCCGTTATAAATCCAGGATCGTTCGGAGGTGGCTCCAGCCGAATCCGGAAGAACTACTTGCTGTACGAAGGCAGGTGCCCCCTTTTCAGCGCGTGAAACACTAAATGGTCCACGCAGAAATTCTATATTTCCGGTTGAAGACTGGACTGCATAATAATAATTAGCAATACCTCCTGATCTCATCGCAAAAGCGGCCGTTACATAATGCAACATGGTCATATTAGCGTTGGTAACTTCACGGACATTATTGTTGATGCTCGTAAGACCGTTACCCGGGTATTCCGGGAAATCAGACAAAGTCTGCACGTTGCGGACTAAATTGCTGATGCCTCCGTCTATTTGAGCACCGTAATATTGCATACGGTGAAGTAAAACGCGTAATGACTGAATGGTCTCCCCCATAAACATATCGGGGCAGGCTCCTTCTTCGCCTAACTGCCCACCAAAATGGTGAGCTATAGTCAAGGCTTCCGGAGCACCGTCCGTATCATCGACGGTATCCATACTTGTGTCCATCTGGATTGCGAATTGCTCCACAGCAGATGAAATTTCGTCGGTTTGAGTCCCGACAGACTGTTGTTGTGCTTGTGGCGATGGATTAGGGAAGAAAGTCATGTCTCTTATGTACATATCAGTAGGACTCGCTACCTGCAAATCAGGACCAGCAGATGCGTGGCATAAAACTTCCACAAAAGTACTGCTGGCGTTGGCCGGAATGACAAGTGTATTAAACACCTGTATGGATAAAACTCCATTTAAGCACAATCGTTCTTTCCAATTGAAAAACAGATCACCTGCTATTTGCGGAATCGTGGTTCCTGAATTGTTAAGAAAGGGTCCGTTTGGATTGTATGCGGGGACGGAACCACCCCCGGTCAGATTCACATTTAACGGAATAACCGACCTGTGGTATAACCACGGGACGACCTGGGACATTCCTACTTCTACAGTCACATCTCTATCCTTAGCGATATCTATTGTCGCCAGAGTCTGCAAATTCAATGCAGTACCTGTCGCTTGTGCGTCAGGATCATATTTAATAATGATAACTCCTTTATGGAAATTAGATGCAACCACTTGAAAGCGGAACAAAATTGTCCCAGACCAGAATTCAAAGGGTTGGACGGCGTAACACATAGGTGTCATAGCCACCATTCCTGTCAAGGCATTGGTCACAGATAAAGCTGGAGATACCTCAACAGCAAACAAGTTCGAACCAGGAGCATCGTTAACACTCCAAGAAAACTTGTTGTAATAAGCCTCTTTGCACGCAATGGCAGTGATGACTAATTCATCTGTAAGACCCGCACCGTAACGATCAGGGGCAACCGTCACTTGAGAATCTTTGAAGCAAGTTAAAGGAACACTAGGTACTGTACCTTCTGTCAGAGCCATGTCTCGCATAATTTGCGGAATAAATGGGTTTGTACCCATGGCATTTGGTTGACGAGTGAATCCGTACTTGCTTGCAACATTTCCAGCCATTTTCAAGGCTAGTTGTGCTGTCTTGGTTCCCTTTGCAAACTTTTGGGCTTTCTTGTTCTTTTTCTTGCCTTTGGCCTTAGCGAGCATACCTGCTCCCTCGGCAGCAATCCCCAAACCACTCGAAATCGGGTGGGAAGGGTCAAACTGGCTAACTGACTTAATGATGTTCATCTGAGGTTCGTATTCCGTCGGAAGATCCATATGAAGATCTAATGGACGGAGAATAACCTGAATGGTAATAGGATCAGCTGATCCATTTGCAGCTTCCAGTCGAGACAAGGTCGTATAAACAATCGACCCGCATTTCTCCCAGTCTCTTGTAGGAACTTCAAAATAGTTCCTATACCATATAAATGGTACCTCAATCTCACCTCCCGAACTATTGACGGGGTCTAGATATATGTGAGGGTACTGGGATAATAAGCATAAGTCTGCTTGGGATGGGGTAAAGGCACCCGCAAGGCCTGGCCATGGATAGATTTGATTCAAATCCTGACCGAATTGGGAGACAAAAGGTTGATAAGCGACTAAAAGTCGTCCGTAACTAAACTGGTTTCCTACAATCTGAAATCGCACACTCATTCTTGTGCGTAATCGGTAGAAATACTTGAGCTTTTCACGAATAATAGGATTGTCAAAAAACACTGACCAGGGGTTAAAACTCCCTTCTAAAGTGCTCCCGACGTTCCAGGTAAGCGTCGCGCCCAAAATTGGGCGGGATATAAATCCCATTAAATCAAGACTTTGCATGTCTCCAACTTTGTGTGCATCAGAGAGCGAATCATCGCGCCTGTAGGTCCAATTAGTAGTCTCTTCATGTGAATAAAGATTCTCCTGTTGCATGGAACCAAACTCAGAAATTTGAGTTACAGTCTCTCCAATGTTTGATGGTTTTTCCATCATCCCAGAGGTATCGGCCCCTGGTCCTGTTTCTTTTGTATTTGTGGCAACGTATTGGCAAAAGCCTACGAGCAGGAGCACCGTTAAACTCCATACTCGGCTTCTCTTCTGTTTGTGCGTCTTACACGTGCAACAAGGCAGCATTACGCTAGACTGAGTGCCAAAGCCTACGTCGTCATCGGTTAAAGAGAGACCGATGACGGCGTGGTCATCCAATTGGCAAGCCTGAGGTTCATTTGCTGTACCGTCCTCAGAAACGGTGTTGTCGTCTTTTTGTTCGTAACGAGAGACTAACAAGGTAGTGGCCTCGTCATACGTCTGATTGAGCTCGGGGATCAAATGTTTAATCCCAAGTGCATCAGCTATGTAGCCGATGTGCACTAGACTAGTTTCGAATTTTTTACGTCCGTATAACAAGTCTTCGCGCATGTAGACACCAAGAGCGGCAATCGTGCGTTCTCGTTCACAAATATCCTTAGAAGGAATATATTGAACAATGCATTTTGTGTGTGAGTCCTCGGTCATACGACCAACCAACCAAGGTACTCCTTCGATTTGTACTGTGGTACGCTGCAAGAAAATGAACTCCCCAGGTGGGGTGAATCTCTCGGTAACGTCTCCTTTATCCGCACTGGTATATTTATTACCATAATGCGTAAGGACTTTGGCCAGGTACAATTGGTCCAGGTCAGGGTATTTTGGGTTGACTGATCCGCCTTGATCGTCGCCATTGTCAATCAGAGATATCATGGTATCAAAGCGAGGGTATGGAATGTGTTTTTCGTCACAGTAGTTAAAAGCAACCATCCGAACGAGTAGTCCATTGCAAAATCCTCCCTTATATATAGTACCATCTTCTCCCGATATTAAGCTCCCCACTACACGGATTAAAGCGCCGTCGTAACTCTGATAACTATACAGAGTTTCCGACATCATCATGCGCATCCGATTTAAGTGAAGCTCTGAATAACCGGCCCACTGGGCTATCTCAATGATAAGCCACCAGGCAGCAGTCAATACATCGGCTGACAATCGTTTGTCGAAGCCGGAGAAATCTCCGGCAATTATGCGGTCTTCGCCAAACCGGGTCATGTGTTTATACAATGTTTCCCAATCCGGACTATACGGATTACGGCCAACAGCAGTCTCAGAAGTGAGATAGGTCTGCATTATAGCCATCCATATGGGTTTTGTGAGGGTTCCGCACGCTATGTGCAAATCACCGCCCATGACGGTGAAAACCCTCGTCTTATCTTTTCGAATGTCCATCGGCTCATCCTTTAAATTGGCGATACCTAAAGAAACACGGCGTGTGCCGCTATCCCAGGCCTCAAAGTACTTTTCAATCTCATTTCTGAGTTCGGGTTTTGGTATTCTACCAATTAGTCTACCCTCTGTGTCAAGTACATCGTCAATCCAGTCCCCTTTGGTTTTACCTAGGGGAAATCCCATACCACTGGACAATTTTACTCCATCTAGAAACTTAATTCCGGGAATTCCCGTAATAGACTCTTCAATGGTTAATGGTCGAATGTGGACTTTTATGTGATCAGGCAATTTTTCCATGCCTTCTAAGACTTGACGACGCAAATCATTTGAGGCAGCCGTGAGCAAATGCTGCGGCCACCCTTGTGATCCTTGTGCCAATTTTTCAAGACTCTCCGTAAAGCGGTAAACGCCGGGACCGGTCATTCTAGGAGGACCGAACACACAGGGTATACCTGTGGTTTCGACGAAAAGGTCTTTAATTTCGGTATCTCTAACTTTAGAGCGAGGGCGAATGTAATCGCCGTCAATACCACCGTAGACTACGAACCGAGACGTATCGCTTACAAAATTTACCGCACTCTTCACAGGAGGAGTAGCAGTCAACCGAAGTTCAGTTGTCCCGAAATGGCAATCAAATGTGGTTTCCTCT